TGTGGCTTGACTTAACCGCTTTGCGCCTTTGCAATTCCAATGAAAGCGCCCCTGTTTACACGCTGGATGGTGAAAAACTGGTGTTTGATCACTTTGAACGGGCCGGGGCGCTTCACCAAGAAGGGGTGTATTGATGGCCGGTGAAAAGAACTTTGAAAACCGCCTGAAACGCTGGTTGGAAAGTGAAGGGATTTATCCCTTGGGTGAACCAGTTGACCGCATGAGCGCCCCGCCCTGTGGCTTCTATGAAAAGCGTTGGGGTGGAAGCCGGTATGTGAAAAGCGGCCTTCCCGATATGCGGATCACCGTGAAGGGTATTGCCCTTGAAGTGGAGTTGAAGGCCACCAATGGAACCCCGTCTGTGCTTCAGAAGCGTAATTTGGCCCAAATCAACGGTTCACAGGGGTTCGGGTTCATCCTTTACCCGGAAGGCTTTGAAGCCTTCAAGACTATTGTGAAAGGGGTGAAACAATGCGAGTTTCCCACAGCCGGGTTGAAGTCTTTGATAGATGCCCATACAAATACCGCTTGCGATATGTGGAAGGGATAGACACGATCCCGAACACGGATGCAGACAACGCCCTGATCCTTGGCACAGCCCTTCACACCGGCATTGAAGAAGGGGTTGAACAGGCCCTTGACTTCTACAAGAACAGCTTCCCGGTTCTGACGGATGATCACATTCATGAAATGATGAAGCTGGAAGCCATGATCCCCAAGGCAAAGGCCATGTTACCACCGGGCGGAACCTTTGAACTTCCAATCGGGAACGCTGATTTTATCGGCTTCATGGATTATCTGGTTCCCGTGGGGAAGGGCCTGAAGCTGGATGGCCTGATCACTGATGGGGATATAACCGAGTTTGAAGCATTTGATCTGTATGATTTCAAATATTCCAACAATGCCAAGAACTACGCCGCTTCCGGTCAGCTTCATGAATATAGGTATTGGTATGAACTGACCCATCCGGGCCACCGGATCAGGAATATGTATTTCCTGATTGTTCCCAAGGCAAAGATCAGGCAGAAAAGCACCGAAACCCTTTCCCAATTCCGTGACCGCTTGCAAGCGGCCTTGAAAGATGCTGAACCAACGCTGATGCCGGTTCAGTACAACCCCATGAAGATTGTGGACTTCCTGACCGATGTGAAGCACATGGTTGAAGCCACAGACTTTCCCAAGAACCCAAACCATTTTTGTGGATGGTGTGAGTATGAAGAATATTGTCAGAAAGGATGGGATTATATGTTACTTCCCAAGAATGAACGCCGTGACCTGAACGCCACCAAGAAGAAGGTTGTGTGGCTTTACGGCGCACCCTTCAGCGGCAAAACCTTCTTTGCCAATCAGTTCCCCGATCCCCTGATGTTGAACACGGATGGCAACATCAAGTTTGTGGATGCCCCTTATATCGCCATTCGTGACACCGTTACGGTGGAAGGCCGTATCACCAAGCGCAAGTTGGCCTATGAAGTGTTCATGGATGCCGTGGCCGAACTGGAAAAGAAACAGAACGATTTCCGAACCATTGTGGTTGACCTTCTGGAAGATGTTTATGAATCGTGCCGGGTTTACATCTGTGATCGTCAGGGCTGGAAGCATGAATCTGATGATTCCTTCCGTGCGTGGGATATGGTCAGAAGCGAGTTCCTGAACACCCTGAAGCGGCTTGTGAATCTGGACTATGAAAACATCATCCTGATCAGCCATGAGGACAGAAGCCGTGACCTGACCCGCAAGGGCGGCGATAAGATCAGTTCTATCAAGCCGAACCTTCAGGATAAGGTGGCAAACAAGGTGGCCGGTATGGTTGATCTGGTGGCCCGTATCGTGGCGGACGATGATGAACGGGTGCTGTCTTTCAAGACTTCTGAAGTGATCTTCGGCGGTGGCCGTTTGACTGTCCGTGATAAGGAAATCCCGCTGACCTATGACGCTTTCTGTGAAGTCTACGAGGAAGCCAACCAGCGGGCCGCAGGAGCCATGAAACACGGCGGTAATACCCCAGCTACCCCGGCACCGGAAACGGCTGACAGCGGCGAACAGCGGCCCACCAGAAGG